GGACTGCTGGGGGTCTAAACCCGGCAGAGGCTGAGGGAACGTAGTCCATTATGTTTTGGTATATGTTTGCCATATTTTTATCCTACGGCTTAGTCCAGGCACTGCTGGAGTTAAAAAGGTAAATGCCCTCCCCTGTCCCACCAGGGTTCCACTGTGTACCATCCGCATACTTCACATCCCCTGTCCTTGGTTTGGTGGGGGCTACGTATGTCGGCTCTAGTCTGAAGAGGGATTGGTTAAGGATGATGTCTCCTAAACGGTTCAGTTCATTAAAGAGGTAATCAGGTAGTTGTTCCACCTCTATTGGGGCTGGGTTTGGATTAAACCTTACAACTGATTTTATTGACTGGGCCATTATCTGTAGCCTGCGTCTTCTATCTCGTAACCTACCCCGTTAAGGGTCCAGTCAAGATCTCCAGTGGATTCGATCTTTACCCCGTAGTATCTTCCTGTAACCGTACAGGAGATTTTAGATTGGGTTCTCGGGTCGAAGGTGTAGGGTCCAGCCCATGTGATGGATTCATCAGGGTACATCTGTTTGGCAACTGATATGTTGACAGTGCCTGTCCCCGTCAAGTCCATCTTTGGCCAGATGGCTCTTATGTATTTAACCTGGGATTGGTCGTTGGTTCCATCTTGCGTAAGGGACAATCCTGTCCTCTCTATGTAGGAGGTCATGGTGGTCCCGTCTTCTGTATTGCCAGCGTCATCCTGGAAGAGTCTTTCCTTGTAGATGCTTCCTCCGCTCGTCCAGGTTGAAAACCCAGTCCCGTCTAATGCAGAAGCCAAAGCAGCGTCCTCGTACAGGGTAAATTCAGTGGTGGGGTTAGTGGTGTCTATCTTCGCATAGAGAACACCGGCAGCCGGGTAAGCGCTCCCGTCAGGAGCGTTGAGTTCTGTCATCCCTGCAACCCCATCTATGATGATCTTGTCTGCGCTTATTAACCCGTGAGCTGTAGATGTGGTTATACGTACAGGGTCGGCCTTGGTAGCAGCGCTGATAGCTCCTGTAGAGAGTCCAGGGGTAGCGAACACTACCTTAGAGGCTCCCTTGTCAAAGGTTCTTTGGCCCCAGTCCTCTGTCGTTACGTCCCAGGTGTTTGTGGTGGTTCCGGCAGGAGTGGTGTAATCGTCCCAGTTGTTGGTGTCTGTGCTTACGTTGATGTTCCCGAAGCCAACCGAGGACAGTCTTGGGAGGTCCCTTATGGTGAAGGTGTTGTTCACCCAGTTCCAGATTAAAGCTCTGTTGGGGAAGGTACTTCCCGTGGTTGGGAAGCAAGCCAACATCTCCTTTCGGTTGTAGTCAGCTACGGTAAAGGAACGCTTGTAGTAATCTCCGTCGAGGTTATCAAAAAGCTCCCTCTTTAATCTGTTAGGTAAGAGGGGTGTGATAGTTTGGCCAGTGTTCAAATATACGTCGCTCTTGCCTATGAAGAAATGACCGCCCTCGAACTCTGAAACGCAGTTCTTGGCTAAGATGCCTACCGTTGGGGAGAGCATCTTAAAAGAGAATATAAATGGTGTCCCTATGAATTGGATTAGGTAGGTTGCGTCTTCTTTGTAAACAACAAAGGTCTCTCCTAACTGAAGACCATCTATGATGTCCCCAGGTGTGTCAGAGAGTTCCTGTTCACCAGCATCTGCCGTGGTTGTGGTTTCGTTCCAGGTGGCTGGGACTGAGTGAGAAGATGCTGCGCCACTCCACTTAACCATCTGGGTGTATTCCGTACTGGAGGCAGTGTCATTAAGATTAAGAGCAATCAGGAAAGACTTGAAGCTCTTTATTGATTTGGCATAGGAAGTAGCTGCTGCTGCTCCGCCAGGCCCTCTCCAGTTAGTGAGAGCTGCCAGGTTAGTGGATGTGTTGTATTTCCCTGAAGTAAGCGCCCAGAATTGAGGGGCGTCTTTGAAGTTCGTTACAATTGGAACACCACCCAAAACTGTGTGTGTCCAACCCTCGTCTGCAGTGGCAGAGTAGTCACCACCCGAGCTTCTTGTGATGTCGGTCCAGGCCCCACCTAGATTCTTAAAGACGTAGGCCTTGCCTAAACCCAAAGCTACCCAGTAGACTGAGGTTGTATCAGCTAACGGGAAGATGTGGTAAGGGGGAATTGGACAGGAGGCGAAGATCTCTGTAAATCCAGCGCACTTCTTTATCCCCTGGTCTCTTATCCTTACGTTGTTGCCAGCGCTCCAGGCGTTGGGTGGAAGTTGAAAGGGTGGGATGTCTGTGATAATCCCAATCTGACCAACATTTTCAATAGGGATTACAGGAACAATAGCCATTACGCAGGAGCACTTGGCCAGGTAACGTTCAAAGGATCAGACTGAGATGGAACATCTCTAAGAGCTTGCCTGTATACCTGCCACTCTTCTCGTTTAGCGTCTGTTATCGGAACGTCTTGTAGTTGGGTCCAGTCCGAATTAGAGAGCTTTAAGTTCCGTACTGATCTTACATCTTTCCATTGTTGGGTGGGGAGGTTTGATTGGACTGCAGACCATGATGGTTTTTGGGCCACATTACTGAACACAACATTATTGTTGTAGTCACTCTCATTAGCCACATCACCGTAAGAAACAAATCCTGCCCCTCCAGAAGCCGTAGCAATAGCGTTACTTAATTGTTTATCTTCCATCACACCACCTCCAGAACAAGCATTGTGCCATCAGTAAATTCACAACCACCATCCCCTCCACTGCCAGATTTCACCTTTCCCTGTACCTTAAAGGTGTACTCTGCTGCAGATAACCCGGTAATTTTCCAGAAGGCGCTATAACCAAAACCAAGCATCGCTGTAGAGCCTGTTTCCATACCGGCTTCCTTCATGTAAGCACACAGTAGGTCCGTGGTAGGAGAAATGCCTGTAGTCGTGCTAGTAGCATAGACTAGTATAATTTTAGCCCACTGTTCATTTTGATCAGCAAAGCTAGACCACAACTTACCATTGAATGCTCCATACACATATAGCGTAGAAGACGCATCTGTTACTGTATATGTTACAGATTGCCCAACATCACTGTAAGAAGTAGTACGAATATCTGAATACCCGGTACGGCTTGATTGTGCACTTCCTAAAACTCCTGTGGACACCCATTCAGGAGCAGTTACCCCGGAGTTCATTGCCAAGTGTTGACCAGCAGTTCCTTTGGCTAACCTGACATAGTCAGTTCCATTGTTGTAAAGGACGTCACCTGCAGCGTCAGACCCCATGGCAATCTTTGTCCCATCCACGGCGTTGTTTGCTATTGCAGTAGTGTCAATCTGAGCAAAAGCTAATACGTTGGAACCCGTTGTGGTGAGGGGGTAGCTTGCTGTCCCATCGGCAGTTGGCAAGACCCAACCTACCGTGTCATTACCCATCAGCTTGTAGTTGACAGTCGCTGAGATGGGGAGTTTTATAAAAGTAGCCGGTGGTCCAGCGTCGTCGCAGATCTTCAGTAAATTAGGTGTGGTGCTTGTGTCTAACCACAGCCTTCCCTTTCCAACGTCAACAGTAGGGGCAGAGGTGTGGACGTAAATGTACTCAGAGACCCTGTCTACACCAGGGAAGGATTGCTTCAAAACTTTCTTGATGAGTTGAAGATGTCCATCTCCCTCTGAGATTGTGTCAGTTCCTGTGGGGTAGGTCTGCTCTAAGTCATTGATGTAATTGCCAGTTTCTAAAGCCATTATTCGTACCTCACATGATAAGGATCAGCATCCGCATCCGGTGCGGTGGGCCATCCGAAAGTAACTTGATCCACCTCTCTACTGTGTGATGCCGTTTCTGGACCAATGGTTTCAACATCATCAACATAGGTACTAAGATACCTCACCTCTACGATTATGTAATTCTGGTAAGCCTTGACCGCATCCAAATCCGCAAGCGCATCAATCTCTACTTCCTTGGCATTAGATGCTGCCCTTACGTCTGCCCGGTAAGTTTTCCAATCGGCTGGCATTGTGGTGCCGCCATCCTCTTCTCTAATTCTCAACCAGTCGGAATGGGAAAGGGTTGAGGCTGCGATGCTCTTCACCTTCGACTTCATCTGGACTTTTAGATCATCTACCTTCTTTTCTGAAGAACCATAAGACACCACCCATTCAGAAGTCACATCGTCAAAGTTGTATTCCTCACCGCTGGTGTTGTAGTAGCGATGATCCGCAACCGATAATCGTGCAGGATGAAACCCCATGTCTGCCAGTTTCTCTTTAGACCATTGCCGGAATATCTGTGGTGGGTAATCCACACCATCCTTACTAATGGCTCTTGGTGTTTTTATTAGTCCGTGACTTGGTGAGTACCACATAATTTATTTCCTCATCGGGCTGGTGCGTACTTAAATGGATAGGCTGCTACAGCGTAGTACAGATAAGTGCCACCATCTGCGTTCCAGTTTGCATTATTTAGCCTCATCTTCATTCCATTAGAAACATAATCCTTGTTGGCTTCTGCTGCCTCTGCATTGGTTCCATCTGCGTAAAGTAATTGTGATTGGGGGTTGTAAGTATTGCGCTTGTCATCTTCAAGCCACCAATTCTCTACAGCATCAGTACGCTTTACTAAGGTAAATGCTGGTCTAAAACCAAGATAGACCATTGGACCGTCATCGGAGCCGTTGCCCACGTAAGAACCAACCTTGCTGTATCCTTCTACTGAATGGAAACAATAGGCTACATAACGGTATGACGAATCATTAGTTTGTGTAGTGGTGCCAACTGAAAATACCGATGCTGTGGGATTCGCACTCCAATAGACTGTATTACCATCCGAACCTGCGCTAGTTTCATCCAGCCATATAACTCTATTGTCACCATAATAAGTTGGCCACCCCTGTGTACCATTTAGTTTCTTAACAAAGACTAACTCTGGGGCTTGTGACAAATTATGCCCAACAGACATTGCAGATGATTCACCCTGATACTTAACAATACTAAAACCAGAAGTAGCATTACTTTTTCCAGTTGTCTCAACACCAGATGCCACAGTTCCAGCAGTTGATGGATCAAAAGTAGTTGCTGCTAACCAGTTCCACGATACGTAATTCTCTGTGTTTGTATTAACTACAACATCATCACCAACAGTAAACCCATCTGAATCTAATGATGCAACAAAGGTGCTGTCATCGACTTCTGCAGCAGTGGAATCAGAAGAAAGATAATTAGTTGCCCCACGAACCTCATCTACCAACACATGTTTATCGGTAGCAGACCTATTCTTTATCCATGCGAAATCTGGTGCAAACCCTACTCCGGTAACCGCTAAAGTTGTGGCACCATCACCCGTATAAAGTTTTGTATTAAAATTATCACCGGGTAATGCGATAGAAGGATCAGAAAGATTACTGGTGCATGGTGCAAGATAGTCTGTCGGTACAGCATATTGAAATTCTCCGACACCGTTTCCGTCTGTGTTTCCTTGTGCGGTTTCAGTTCCAGCGAATGAACTGTCACTGCCGAAATTGACCCATGCTGGGGTAGCTACGGATGCAACATACGTTACCATCCCAAAGTTAAAAATTGAAGAATTAACTATATCACCAGAAAGAGCAATCGGGGTTCCACTATTTTGTACTACTCCGTTTAGATAAAAGGTGATTTCAGAATCATCAAGGTTTAATGCAGTACCAATAATGTCATCCTCACCAAAAGCGGTTAAGGTATTGGCATATGTGCCATCAATGTTTACTCTACCGTTTCCGTAGTAGACAAACACACCGGATGCATCTTGTGGGTATTGTGCTTGTCCTCCCCACCATCCCACTGTTTTATTACCAATAACACCAATCGACTGTGAGGCATTACCAGCCTTGAACTCAAAGTACCATTTTCCAGAAGATGCTCCAATTGTGGAAACATTAGCGTTGTAACCACTTGTGTTGTTAATTTTTAGATTGCCCTCAGAATATGTCTGTGAGCCATACCACTTAAGCAAAGGATTCAAAGTCGCAAAGTTATTAGTCGGGCTATCCTTCACCTGATCCGTAGCCACTAGATTGGTTGGGGTGAAGTTATTTCCATTTCCTGAACTGTCTTCACCGAACCCACCATCCCAATTAGAGTGGAGCAGGAATACAGTATTGGAGTCTGATACAAATTCTGTGGTTGATGGGGTGAAGGTTCCGTCATATCTAGCGGAATCGGAAATTCGGATTTCATCCATGTAACAATTTGTTTGATTGGCAGCGTATCCTACTTGCGCTCCTATATTGAATGTTGAAGCGTTCCCCATTATTTCTGAACTGGATGTAGCCCCTGTAGAGTCTTGATTAGTTTGAGCCACTCCGCCTATATACTGTATTACATTATTGGCTTCGTCACCACTCCTAACCAATGCATAATGAGTCCAAGTATCATCTGACCATACACTTCCGGGAGTTCTACACCCTCCACCTTCTGCAACAGTTCCGTTATAAGGTCTATAAGCAATATTATTTCCAACACCACTATCATTTATCCGAATAGTAAAGTTACCATCAGTACCAGCCTGATATAAATTATTGGACATTACTCCATTATCGCTTGTAGAAGATGCAGTATAAAACCAGAACTCCATTGTGAAGTCTCCAGTTAAACCCATACCAGAGGAAGGAGTGGTTAAATAATCCCCACTCCCATCAAAGTAAATAGAACTACTACCAACCTTCTTCTGCGCTAGTGTATTGGTTACATCACCGTTGGCTGTTATGGTGTGTGGCGCATCACTAGCGGTAAATGTTGTTCTGGTCGTGCCATCATATATGATAACTATGCCTGATCCACCAGCGGCTCCACCGCCATCATTACGACCACCCCCACCACCACCACCTGTATTGGCTGTGCCAGCAACAGGCTCAACGTATGAACCGCTAGTGTTATAACCACCTCTACCGCCACCACCTGATCCTCCTTGACCAGTATCAGTAGAAGATGATCCATACTCTTCAACTCCACCACCACCGCCACCGGCGTATGTTACAGAGGTTGATCCGTCTGCGATTGTGTACGCTTTACCAATCCCACCATT